AGAACTTTATCTATATAACAACGAAGGACAGCCACAAAAGTTGGATAAATTCCCAATGATGCGGTCTATCTATGACGGACTACCAAGAAAGTTATTATTAAAGTGTTCAAGAAAGACGTTAAAATCAACGTTAGTCAGTAATATGATAGCTTTGAATTTAGTTCGATATAATTACTATCGAATGATGTATGTTGCACCTAACGAACAGGCTACAAAAAGATTTTCACATGATTATTTAACTGCCAGATTTGCCAGCCCACCACTACAAAAGATCATCAGCAAACTATCTAAAAATGATGTCTATGTTAAGGAAGTAGCTGATAGTAATAGTAATATCATACTAACTTATGCTAGTGAGGATGCATCACGTACTAGAGGTCCCGCTACGGATTCCAACATCTTCGACGAGTGCCAGGGGATGAATCTGGATATTATACCAGTTGTAAATGAAACCATGGCTATTAGTCCAATTAAACGAGAAACATATGCTGGTACTCCTCTTACTACAGATAATACTATTAATACTATCTGGAAGAAGGGGCATCAAATGGAATGGATGACTAAATGTGAAGGCTGCAATCACTGGAATTCACTTACAGAAGCTAATGAGCCTCTAAAAATGATTCTTAAACAAGGGTTGAGTTGCAGTAAGTGCAGCAAGCTTCTAAATACTAATATAGGTCAGTGGATTGACTTTAACCCAGGGGAACATGAATTATATGGATTTCATCTAGCTCAACCTATCCTACCATATTACAATCAAAGAGAAAAGGATTGGAAGGAAATATATAATAAGGTTCATAATATAGATAGTAACTATAGTGTTCTACAAGTTTACAACGAAGTATTTGGTCTGGCTTATGATATTGGTAGTAAACCTATTACTGAGGAACACTTAAAATCATTATGTGTGCTAGGTCCAATGAATACCATCTATCAGCGTAATGCAACTAGATACCAGTATATAGTTGGTGGTGTTGATTGGGGAGTGAATCCTGAAAGCTCCAGAACTGTGTTTACATTAATGGGTTTAAGACATGATGGTTATCTAGAAGTGTTCTATATCAGGATTTTTAAGAATACCGACTATGAACTCCAGATAAGAGAGATTGCTGACATTTGTAGGGTATATCAGCCAACTCTCTTCACTGATTCCGGACCTGACCCGATTAGAGGAAAAATGCTGGGTAACTTATATAATAGCTCAATGACACAATTAGTAAGTTACCGTGAAATGAATTTAACTCAATATACAGACTTTCCACCTGATGCTTTGGATTGGAGCCAGACTAGATGGTGTCTTAATCGAAGTGAAGTAATGAGTTTCACCTTTGAACTAATAAAGAAATCCAAGATACTATTACCTTGCTGGGAGGATAGTAGTGAGGCTTGCCAGGATATTCTTTCTATATTTACTGAAGTTAAAGAAGATAACCTTAGAAGCAAGATATTTTACAGACACCGTGACCCTGATGATGCATTTCATTGTATTACTTGGTGTGCTTGTGCTGCTCATCTCTGGAATGGTAATAGCTTCTTTACTACTCACAATATCTAAATGGTTGTAGTTTTTGATTGATTAGACTTTGAGATTTTAGGAGTCTTTACTACTCTATGAAGCCCTCTTGTTTCATTTACTATTCCTTCTTCAGGCCAGATACTTACAGTAAAATACTTATCTTCAGGAATATCACAATAACTACGAACTTTACTATCATTAACTAGAGGATTTGAAATATACTCTTTAAACTGAGCTGGAGTGAGTTTCTTCATTTATCATTCAATCATAGTTCCATCTCTAATACCTTTTTCGATATTTCTACCTCTCTCAATCCCTAACTCATAACCAAGAGAAAAAGAAAGGAAGTCTATTTCAATCTTAAGGTTATCCCATTGTCTTTTTAGTTCTTTGTGTTCAGTTTCAAAACTGATCTTCTTTAGTTTCTTTGTTTTAGTACTCATATTGTTTAGTTATTCCATCTAGGAATTCGTTGTAACCTACCAGTTTTGGGATTAAGTTTACGCCTAATATCTTGGAAATAATTGAGATAATCCACTGGATTTTTGTATTCACTCCACTGTTTGATAAAGGCAAGTGCATCCTTTGGACGCTCAAAAAAGAGAGAAAAGGAAATCTGATCTTTCACATTGTATTGGTCTGTGCCTACTCCCCATCCTTTAGAAAGGGATAACTCGGTACGTCCTTCCATTTTGCAATTTTTGTCTTTGACATTCGCATCTAACCATTGAACTACTTCTGGTTTGAGACAATAAACGTCTTCCATTCTCTTTCGTCCAAATTCATCTACTTCAATCTGAAATTTATCTAATATAGTATTCCAATCAGTTGTATTCTTACCAGCATATATGTCTTCTCTACAAGCATACTTTTCCATACTAACAATCACTTGACAGTCATATACACCTCCCCAAATAGAATCAAAACACCAGCAATGATTAATTAAAACATTCATATTTAGCCTCCTTCAATCATAATTCCATCAGTTAAACCTTTTTCAACCTCTCTACCTCTCATAAATCCAATATAATAAGCATCTGTAAATAATTGAGCAGGGATGATGTTACAAGGATCTTTATCTTTAGCATACTTCTTCCAATGTTCATCTAGTACAACCTTTTCAGTATCAGAATTAATCTTCTTTGGTTTCTTTGTTTTCATATTCTTATTTTAGATATATCTTCTCAATTTTTTCAGACCCAGTAAGTCTATCAATAATTAAATACTCAACATAGTTACGTTGAAACTCTGAACCGGGAATTCTGAGTCCTGTATAGCCACAACTTTTAAACCACTGCTCACTACCCCTAGCATGAATAGTTTTCTTATAACGATTGAAGAGTCTGTCCCATAAATTAAGTTTTTCAGGTAGATGATTACTCATATTTGTTGTGCTTGAAAGAATTCGAATCTTTGTCCAAAACAGTATTTAAACTGGTTTGTGCATTCCAATCTGCCACAAGCACATTAGAATGTTATTTGAACTTAGATAAGTATTCTTCGATTTTTTGTTTTTTGTTAGTATAGATTTCAGCCAATGCAGCTTGTTTTTCTGACTGGCTGTCTAAATAATGCTCAGTAGTTATATCAGGCATTATTGCGGAAGGAAATTCGTTAGGAGCTGAAATTAAACCATATTCAGAAAAAATAATACCAGCATAAGCATTTACTTCATCTGAGAAAATAACTTCATCTCCCATAAATCCAGTTCTGATAGTTTGAATCTCAGGCAAAGCTGCTATAATCTGCTCAGGATCAATAGGAGAGAAAACATCATAGTCAAAAGGTTCACCGTTTAACCCATGAACACAACTATTAAAAACATGCCAATCATTTTCAAATTGATTGGTTGACATCACTATAATAGCTGCCTGTAACTTATCTGATTGAATAGGAGATAGAGTAATATTAAAATCATCTCTAATCTCAGTAACTAGAATATCAGGGTTCCAATCAAAGCATTCAGTACCGTAATGATCGAATATTGCAGCTAATAGTACTGAAGCAGGACTAGAACTATCTTTTAAGACTAAGATAGAAGCGTCAAACATTTTAAAGTGCGGTTATGCCGGATAGTTCTTTAAACAGCTCAAAATCTGAACGAGGGACAGTAGGCAAGACATCCATTAATTCATTGGCATTCTTTGGGTCTAATCCACAATCAAAAGCCTTGTCATATATATCTTTGGATACTTTCTGCAAATCATTTATATGATAACAACTACCACCAATTTTGACTACATTCAGCATATCAGCAATTTTGGTCAAATCTAGTGTCATGGTTCGATCAACTAAGTCTCCCATCTCCCTATATAATAGTGGTTTTTCATATACTCCAGCTAATTTTTCTATATTATAAGCTTCACTACAAAGTTCAAAGGCCTCAGTCTTGGAAGAGATATTAGCTGCCTTCTCTATAATAGGTTGATACTTAGTTTGATACTCTTCACTCAACCTATGCATTCTTCCAGCTAGGGTATCAGAAAATTCCCTGGTATCTGGATAGAATAGACCGGCATACTTACAAATCAAATCAGGTAAATCCTCGATATTCTGTTCCACAGCCTTCTCAACGAAAGCTGAAGCTATTTTAGTACGCCAATTAAATGGGTAATTGTTTAGATTCTTAACAAATTCTGATGCTTGAAATTTAAGATCTTCAGCAGTCTTATAAGGAAACAAATCATATTCATTTCCACCAATCTCAATAGATACTATGGACTGTTCAGTATAATCAGCAGCTTGTTTAACATCCAGACCACCATTATAATTAGCAATGTCATCATAGATATCAAATATCTGAGCAGCTTTAACAATTCTGACACCTACCTCATTAATATACTTTTCACCACAAAGTTTGGTAAGTTCAGCCCTTTTATTAATAAAGAAAGCATTACTCAAATAAGTATCTTCAGCAGTATTAATGGGAAAAGCTCTATGCATCTGATCAGCAAAAGCAGTATCTGGCAAACTTTCTGTAGCAGTTTTAGTCAATACTTCCGCTTCTTTAACATAGGCTGGCAATGTATTTAAATCAACAAATCTATACAATTCGCTATAAGAGTTGTCATCAGTAATGT